GTTTCCCAGTCACGATCACCAGACATCTCTATTAGGGAGATACACTGATTGAAACTTGAATGCATTGTCTTCTCCTGTAACTTCGTTAATCTCCATGATTGGCATGTGTTGCAAGACACTACCGATAGTCAAATCTCCAATTGCACTAACCATGAACCCTACCCGCTTACCAAATAGTCCAAGCTTAACCATTGCATTTTGTTGAATTTGTTGAATCTCGAACTTGGTACGGTCTCCTTCAAGCGGGGCACCTCCAGCCAATTGATTCTGCGAAGTTTCAGATGCTTCAGACTCAAGCTTTGTGAGCAAGTTCAGCCCTGCGTTGAGGTTACTTCCAGCAGTGAAAGGCGCAACCCTTGTTTCTTCTCCAAATGGATGTACAGTTCCTGGTTTATAAATGGAAGCATCTACCACGTCTTCTCCAAAAACAGTGATAGGAGGCATGACCTGCAAGAAAGTTCCATCAATGACCATTCTATGCATAACATCTACCTCATCTTGCAAACCTTTCAATGCCCACACCAATGGTCTAAAGAAGAAAAATCTACTGTTAAACCGTTCATATCCTCCCACAGTGAATGGATATTTTTTGTCTTGTCGTTGTAATGGACGATCTGGATCACCGTGGATCATGACACCGTTAAGCATTACAATTTCCAAGTCAGCAGGTCTGTTGTAGTAAATAGCCTCATACACCAATCGAGTATTGATACCATCCTCAAACTTTTGGAAAAATGTATCTTTGTCTTCAAAATATTGAAATCTGAGTCCAGGCTCTACATATTTGAAATCTTCAAGGTGTCCATACTTTGCAAATGCTTCTTCATATGTAATGGCACGAGCCCATACAAGAAACGGTTGCTTCTGTACGTTTGGCTCATATGGGTTTGAGATGAAAAAGTCATCTACATTTACAAGGTTGAGCTTAAAACCACTGTAAAGTTCATCGAGAATCGTCTCCTTTTCATAAGTTCCGTCTTCTTTGATCTTTTTAATTTCTCGAAACACACGAGCAAAGTCTTGATGAAGAATTGCAGCTGGTGTGGTTAGCAGGTTATAAACGAGATCAACAAATTTCTCTTCATATGAATCCTGTGAAAGTGCAAACTCCACAAGATCTTCCATAACAGCACTTGCATCTCGATCCTCTTCGTTATCATCATTTTGTGCTCGGACACTAGGGTAAAGGATAGCCTGTGTAGTTTGTGCGGCCATCTCACGTACTTTATTACGCGTCATTGGGCGCACAATATTTGACTTCCAATCATCATCCGAGCTGTCTAAAACCTGTGGTGTGTTTTCATTGAAACGAACATTACATTCATTGAGAAAAGTAATAAGGTCTAAATGATTGAACTCTTCGAATGATTCATCTCTGATAGCCTGTGCAACAGATAAATCACGCTGAATTTCAGCAATTCTATCTCTGATTTCTTTTGGCGGGTTATAAGTAGCCCCTTCTTCTCGAAGGTAACCCAGGGAATCAGTGAATGGTTCAATCATCAACTTCATAACTATCTTCTACGCAGGTATTGTCCTGCTTTATTCAAACTATATGGTTTTCTTTCTTTTTTAATCATTTTTTCCAGTGATGCGATGGCATAGCGCACTGCATCCATCAAATGGTCATCTTGTCTATCCTCAGGAATATTCGGACTAACTGGATCCCCATTGCGATCTTTCTTCCATTGGTAGTTTTGGTATTCTCTTATAATATTCTGACTTCTTCTGGTAACTGATACTTTGTGACTTTGTACAAGCTGAATACCATTTCGGATGCTATCCTTGCCCTTCTCACAGGGAAATATTGTCAATCCCAATTGCTTCATTTGCGCAATGCTTTTAGGCTCTTGACTATCTGCAATAACAATTGTATTTGGCTCATCTAACTGTTTTATCACCTCAACAATATCCTTGTTGTACATCTTTGGTGCATACAACTCTTCATCCAAGATGTATCCACCATTGTATTTATATACAGCAACGAGAGCCGCAGGATCCACTGAGAATCCAAAATCTAGTCCACGTCGCACTAATCCAGCTTCATGCGGCAGTTCATCGATTATCTTCCAATTCGTATAAATCTTTCCTTCCTGTCCATCTGGTTCTCCCAACCACTTATGCTTGTATAAGTTGGGTCGATTCTTCTTGTCGTCTTCAATCTCTTTCTTAATCACGTCTGGCAAGTACCCGTACTTCTCGGCAACAAAGTAGTTTGCATTGATCACTATAGAGTTTGGCCTACCTTCTATAACAAGGCGTTGATGTACTGGATCATTGGGCGTCAACCTGTTGTAGGTATAGATGATCTTTGATCCCTCTTTACGGACAGTAGGAGTAAGTACCTCAATACTCTTTTGAGTAACTGATTGGGCTTCTTCTACCCATGCAATGTCAATCCCTTCAATAGACTTGATACTCTGTTCATTGCGGTGTAGCCCCTTAAACAGGAAGTCAGAGCCATTTACTTTGTTAATGATCGACTTATCCGTTACCTCAAAGTCTGTCAATCCATATTGATCAATGAGGTCAGAGAGTAATTGATGCGAACTTTCTACAATAGAATTTTGGTATTCACGGAAACAAGCAACTCTAGTTTTTTTGGTTCTCGCTTGAATGAGCAAATACCGCGCTACTGTATGAGATTTAAGTGAGAATCTACCACCATAGATTGCAGCTTCTCTCCAGTCATCATCAAATAGTCTCTTGTACTCCACTGGAATGTCCATGATCTTGTTTTCCATCTCCAACGAATCTTACTAATAACGGAGCAACGTCTTTACCGTCTGCCCCAGTAATTTCACTTCTTGTACTAAATCCATCTTCTTTTCCTTTTCTCTCTAACCACCAATTAGCCTGCTTCTCATCTCCTTCCTCAATCTTCTTAACGATGAGCTTTTTTGCCTTATAATTAGGCATATTCTTTAAAGCTTCTTTTCTCTCCCGAAATTCTGGGTTTTCTTCTTGGTATCTATAAAGGGAAGTTTCGCTAACGTTAGCCAAAAAACAAGCTTCTTTGTCTGTTGCACCAACACTAAACGCCTCTTCCAATTTTGCAAGTGCTTCATCAGTCATTACTGTTGGTCTTCCTGCTGGCATACGTTTATAACAAGTTATGCAATTCTTTCTGTCTTTGATGGAATCTTTTATCAAAGGTGCTTGAGGTTGAAGTTATCTCGGTGGGGGACTCGTGTTGCCAAAGAAACTGTATAGTGTCTTCAGTGGCCCTGTTCCCATCAACGTAATACTCGCCTCTTGCTGTTTTTTGTATTATTGATCCACCTAAGGTGTGCCACTCTCTCACAGCTTTTATTCTTCTGTGTTGCACCTCTTCCCCAAGCTGCAATGGCTCAGTATAAGTATGATGCTCAAACTTCTCTCTACATTCCATGCACTGTGTGACATGGATAGTCCATCCAGGCATTTCTTCTAATGAATACGCAGTTCCACTTATAATGTATTTATACTTGGGGAAAACACCGTATTTTCTTCTTTCCTTATGCTTACACTTGGCCATACTATTTCTTTTCCTGGATCTTAGTCCCAAATATTTCCTGTCCTGCCCTTACTCGGAATCGTCTCATCTGTTCTTCTGTGAGCTGAATATTCTCTGCACTGTTAACCGATAGCATTCTATCTAGTGCCTCTCTGGTTGAGACACTGTTCAAATCAATCGTTTCTTTCTTATCGTCAATTTTTTGCTTGAGCTCTGTTACTGTTTTGGCAGAAATCACTTCATCACTATCAGTAATAACAACGATCTCCTTTCCAAACGCAAAAGCATGACTGATCATAACCACTTACATTAGAATTTCTTACCAAACATCTTCTTAAGTGCTTTTTTGGTAACTCTTGGGCCATGCACAATAGATGATTCTAGGATGCTGAGATTTGATTTGTCAGCCGCAGAACGTCGCCCATACTCACGCATTCTTCCTGTTGTGAGAGCCTTTGTGAAGCTCATAGGATTTTTCTTTTTCTTCTTTCTCTTCTTAACAGTAGGCGTGCCATAAGCCTTCCCAACAATTCCTTCTCGGATGAGAGAAGATTTGTGTCTGGATGGGTACTTTTTCACTTTCTTCTTTCTTGGTCCTGGGGATTTCTTTTTAGGCATACTAGTTACATTTCCATTTACGAAGTGCTTTGTTTATGC